AAGCGGTCGGCCAATTTCTCGGTAACGATCTTATGGATCGTCTTTTTGGGAAATTTTTCGGTGGTGGTGGCTCTGATTTGCCGCCTTTAACACCGGAACAACAGGCTGCTTTAGAGGTTAGTAATGCCTTAAATATGGCTCAAGGCGATTTGTATGGTGATGGGCAAAATGAAGGTTTTTTAGAAATAGTTGGGCCTACGTTTGAAGAGGCCGTCAGGAAGGTGCAAGCCCTCGATGACTCAGAGGAAAAAACAAAATTATTAGACACACTAGCAAATAACACACCTTATGATTTTACGGATTTAACACCGGCAAGTATTACTGGCGTTGAGGAATTAGATATTCTCAAACCTAGCGTCGATCTCAGCGGTATTGACACAAGCGGCCTTGAGAATATGGGGCCAAAAACGCTTGACCAACTAACACCGCCCGAAATTTACGAAACCTACAAAGATCGAAAAATTGACGATTTAATCACTGATTTTCCAACAGATGAAGGCGGCAAATATCCTTTTGCTTTTGTGCGAGCCATATTAATCAACTCAGCTAACGAAGGTGATAAAAACGCTGCACAAATACTAATCAATAGTGGTGTGCCTATCGATGGCGGTCCTGGCGCGTTTGGCGGCGCAGATGGCGGCATGGGTCCGTCGCAAGGAACCGGTCCAACCGGTCCAAGTGGTCCGTCAGGCGGCAATGTCGGAAATCAGGGCAATCAAAATCAAAACAATCAGAATCAAAACAATCAGAATCAGGGGAATCAGACGAATCAAGGTAATCAAGGCAACCAGAGTAATCAAAACAATCAAGGCGAGAGTTCTGGCGGTGATGATACTGGTGGCGAAGATAACTCTAATCTATGTCCTGTTGGGTTTCGCTACGACCCAAACGCGGATCAATGTGTCCCTATCGTCGATATTGGCAACCTTAATCCGTTGCCTGAAATTGACCAACCGAGAACACAATTGCCTAGACCGACGCTTAATGTTGCCCCGCGTAATGTTGTCAAAATTCCTGATTCAACACCAATCTCGAGCACGCTGTTTAAGACAGAGATAGGGCGCATAGATAGCCCTGCAAGAACTTTGTTCGACAATGTGCTCCCACGAAATTCAATGCTAACGAGAGGCCGTTATGACTTATCTTGAGCTTATTAATGGCGTTTTGCGACGGTTACGCGAAAACACAGTCGCAACCGCGACCGAAACTGATTATTCGAGATTGATTGGTGATCTTGTCAATGATGCTAAAAAGACGATCGAGAAATCGTGGGAATGGTCCGCTCTGCGTAACACTGTGACATTAAACACTGTAAGCGGAACTTACACCTACGCGCTGACCGGTGCGGGTCAAGATTCAATATTAAAAGACGCAATGAATGACACTTCTAACTTGTTTCTAAGACAACGCACAAAAACGTATTTTAATACGCAGTTTTATAATGCAACTCCGGCAAGTGGCACGCCTAATTATTTTACATTTAATTCAACAGATGCGAACGGCGACATACAAGTTGATGTCTATCCAAAGCCTGATGGCGTTTACGCATTACGTTTTGATCTTGTCACGCCGCAAGCGGACCTCACCGCTGACGCAACAGCGCTAAAGTGTCCAAGTAATCCAGTGTTACAGCTTGCTTATGGCATGGCGCTTAGAGAGCGAGGCGAGACAGGCGGACAGAGCGCACAAGAACAGTTTGGTATGGCCAATATTGCATTGTCAGACGCTATTGCAATTGACGCCAATAAATATCCCGATGAAATGACTTTTCAGGCTTGCTAACGATGGCGCAACCTTTACAAAACATAACCATTAGCGCTCCAGGATTTGCGGGTATTAACACGCAAGATGCGCCTTTGATGCAAAATCCTAGTTTTGCAGCGATCGCCGACAATTGCATTATTGATAAGGAAGGCCGTATTGCGTCACGCAAAGGTTACACGATGGTTTCAAGCAACGGTGCATCTGTGCTTGGTTCAAGCGATGGAATTGAGTCAGTTGGCGAGTTTGTCCAAACTGACGGAACGAAAATCGTTTTTTCTGCGGGAAATAACAAAATTTTCAATGGAACGAGCACGCTAGTTGATAAAACTGGCGGAGCAACTATTACCGCTAACAATTGGCAAATGGCGTCACTTGCTAATAAATTTTATCTATTTCAACGTGACCATGCGCCGTTAGTCTACGATCCAAGCACGACAAATCTCACCACTATAGCAGCGCATCCCGCTGTTGCCGGAACTCCAATTGAGGGCAACATTTGTTTAGCTGCGTTTGGTCGACTGTGGGTTGCTGACGTCACTGGTAACAAGCAAACAATTTACTGGACTGATTCACTTAATGGTGTGATATGGACGGGCGGCTCGAGCGGTAGTTTGGATCTTACAACTGTGTGGCCTAATGGTTTTGACGAAATAACAGCGTTAGCTGCACATAACAACTTTTTAATTATTTTTGGTAAGCGATCTATTATTGTCTACGGCGGAGCAAGCGATCCGTCAACGATGGCGCTAACAGATACTATCCTTAACATTGGATGCGTTGGCCGTGACGCAATCGCGACAACCGGTAAAGATCTAATGTTTTTAGACTTTTCAGGTGTTCGATCTTTGTCTCGTACCATTCAAGAGAAGTCAGCGCCAATTGGCGATGTATCTCGTAATGTAAATTCCGAAATAAAATCTCGCGTGCAAGCTGAAACTGGCGACATAAAAACAGTTTACGATCCAAATAATGCGTTTCTTTTAGTTAATTTTCCTACTGTGGGCGTTGTGTACTGCTTCGACACGCGATATCCGTTGGAAAATGGAAGTTACCGGACTACGACTTGGACCGGTATGAAGCCTTTATGTTTTGAAGTTACCGATGACGATGAATTGTTTATCGGCGTTTTGACAGGTATAGCTAAATATAATTCTTATACGGATGACACCGGAAGCTACGGCTTACAGTATTTTTCACACCCGCTCTCATTTGGCGACTCATCAAGACTTAAATTTTTAAAGAAAGTCAACGTAACGACTTTCAGCGGCGAAAACTCGAACGTGACTCTTAATTGGGCCTACGACTATCGCGGCGATTATCGAGTCGGCGTTTATGCTTTGCCAGATTTTGTGGCGGCGCAGTACAACATTTCGGAATTCAACACGACGGCTGAATATAGCAGTAATTCATCTTTAATTAACACGCAGAAAGTGAACACGGGCGGTAGCGGTTCTGTTGTACAAATCGGCGTGACAACAACTATTAACGGAACGGAAATCGCGTTTCAAGAATTAAACATACAAAGCACAATCGGGAGAATTAACTAATGAGCTCTTATACCCCTAGCTACGCGTGGTCCTCGTTTGACTCGCTCCCGTCAGGTAATCCAAACAAGATTGTCAAAGCGACGGCCATTGGCGTTGAAATGACAAATATTCAAACTGCGGTTAATTCAAAAGCAGACAGCGCATCGCCAAGTTTTACAGGCAGTATGAGCGTGGCTGATCTAACGGTATCAGGCTCGTTTAGTGTTGGTACAATCGATGGAGGCACATACTAATGACGTTAGAAGAGTTAGGTAATTTAATATCGTCGGGCGTGTCGACAGGTAAAAACTTTCTGCAAGATTACGGTACACTTGTTGGTGCAGCCGGACAAATAGCGAATCAAAACGCAGCAGTTAAGGCATACGAAGGTATGGCTGACGATGCAAAATCGATGATAAAAGACGAGATTTATCCAGAGGTTGCCTCTGCTTCGTCCTTTAAACCATTTACTGTGAGTGCTGCGCCAGGATCCGTCTCTACAACAGCAACAGGCGGAACAACATTTAATTTATCGCCGGAGCAACAAGCGGTCGAAAAGTCTTTGCGAACTGGCGGAATAGATCTGATTAACGCGGTTCTAGGCAATCAGACTGATCCAGTGACCGGTGAAGTCACACAGAATATGCGTAGCGATCAAGCTGCATTGATAAATCTTCTTAACGATCCATTTAAACAGGAAAATTTAGCCAATACAGAGCAAACGATGTTTGATCGATTGCAAGCGCTACGCGCTCCCGAGCAAGGCCGCGCACAAACAGCGCTGACAAATCAGTTAATTGGCCAAGGCCGTCAAGGATTACAGACATCAGCTTACGGCGGTA